TAAAAGCCGCAATACCACCACAGCCACCGCCACGATACCCCCCACGATCAGCCACCAGGGCAGAGGGAAGGATTTGCGCTCCTTGGTTATGGTCTCGCTTTCAGTCGCTGTCTGAGACACCTTCTCCTCCTTTTGCTTTTCACTACTCCATGTAAGTGATGATCTTGCCACAGGCCGGGCTATACTCCGGTAAGCGATCGTACTATCTGTAATAGTCAGCTCCAGCTCCAGCCCTTTAGACCGTACAGGTACCACCAGTGGCAGCCTGCCCAGGTTCCTGATAGGGATGATCCCGCTCAGCCTGTCTCCATACCTCACCTCTTCATAAGTCAGGCGTTCTTTTCCTGTCTCTTTATAGCCACTTTCTTTGTGGACAGAAGATTGGGAAGCGGTACTTTTCTTTACCGTACCACAGCTCCATAGTAGAGCCATCAGTGTCAGTATGGCTATTATCCTTGCCATGCTGCGGGGCTTTTCTTACTGGGATCATTGTCCACATGGACAAAGGTGTTATACACACCCATCCGGGCAAATCCCGCCATCTGACAGGCCATGATAATGGTTTTCTGTGTCTTTGGAGTCGTAGCAATATCAGCAGCCCATCCACCCATATGGGCAGAGTCAGCCACACCACCCACTTTGGCATTGTGCGCCTGTGTCCGATAGCCACTATTGATCCTGAAAGGCTCCCCGGATATCTCCCTGGCTTTTTCCAGCATCCTCAGCGTGCTCTCCTGCATACGCTCTCCGCTTCCCGGAAGATCAGGACTATCAAATTCAGACAGCTTAAAATACTTTAGCTTCATTTTAGAAAGTCGTTTATCTTATCCTGTAGTACCTTGATAAAGTGACTCTTTTCCTTACCGGAGATCACCGCCATATTTTCAGAGATGCTCACGATATTCTCTAGTACGATCTGTAAGCAGAGAAACATATGCATCCAGTCAAACATCAGCGCAGCCGTAGCCCTCCCCTGATTAGCGAATGAGATAGACATAAGATAAGTAATAGAGATACTGATCAGGTAGTAGAACACCTTAAACCCAAACCTGCTAAGCCTCACAGAAGTGATTTTCTCCTTTAGTGCCGTCGCTTTCGCCAGCCCAGTGGCCAGCTCAAACACAAACACCAGGAGCAATCCGGCAAACGCCAGCCCATCCAGTCCAAATATCCGCATCACACTCACTCCCACCGAAGATATACACATAGTCGCTGTTGTTATTCCTACATACTTAAGGGAAGGGGCCAGGCTGACCCACAGGTCATCCCAACCATCATACCCGTAAGTCTCCAGTATCTTATTGATACAGTTCATTTAAGATGATTTATCCTGCCTCAATAAGGCGATACCTTCGTACCCTGTCCTTCTAGCCCTTGATCCACTCCTCGCAAGGAAAGAATACACATCACCATAAAACTGCGGATCGCCCTGATTTTCAAAAGCCACCACGCCACCAAATGCAAACTCCACAGACTGCTGATACCAGAAAAGCGAAGCTTCATCATCAGTAGTAGCTCCTGCTGCTCCTGGTGCTTTGATGTCACCATTAGTAGCCGTCCTGGCTACAGAGCTTCGGCTCATGATATTCCAGCCCTGGGCCTTCATCAGGATACCGTTTCTGCGCTCTTCCTCAGTCACATTCTGCATATAGGTAGCCGTGACCACACTATCAGCAGGGAAACATTCCATCAGCATGTTAGGCGTCAGCATACAGTGCATCTGACCAGGAAACCACCTGTTCTGAGTCCTGAAATAATTCTGCATCATTTGCAGATCCGTAAGCGTTGCTTTCTTCCTGTTACCTGTGGCAGCCGGAGCTGTAGCAGGAGTGGCCGCACCTGTAGTCAGGAGCTTCGCACCAGCAGGGAGGGACGTAGCACCATAGGACTGCCATACCGGACTGTTCAGCCAGTTAAATATCGTTTCCTCAGCCACAGACTGTACGATCTTATCCCTGTCTTCTCCCAGTACAGACTGGATCTTATTATAGCTAAGCTCCTTAGTGTCAGCGTGAGGGATCAATACCGGATCGGTAGTAAACTCATCCAGTACATACACGATGTCAGTATCCGTACGCTTACGCACAGTAGCGGGCACAGAGGTACGGTTCTTTACCACAGTGCCAGATCCACCGGATTGAGGGATATGCACCACCTTGCCATTAATTACATATTCGTCAGCATTGTAGGACATCCTCAGGAAGCTGTTGTCTTTAAAGATCTCCTCCTCTATGTGATTCTGCCAGATCTCCTTCTGAATAGCCATAAAAGACATATTCATATCCTTAGCCAGGTAAGGCAGGGAAGCCCCAGCCACTAAGATACCTCCCGCTGTAGCATAGGCATTTAAGCCCAGGTAGGTTTGCGCAGCCACCCCTATAAAGAGCGCAAGCACGATGTTAAATAATAGATTGATCCACTTCATTTTCCTTGTGTTTAAAAGGTTGGTTGTTTTTTATTTAATGATTGATTATTGATACACATTGATGCCGCTTAGGCTTCCACGAAGTCCTTATCAAACTTCTCCTTATACTTGGACTTAAAGCCCTCGAAATCTTCACGCTTGAGCGTTTCCAGCTTCCCTGACTTGTACAGCTCATCCCAGCTTAGCTTTTGCAGCTCAGCAGACAGACCGCTTTTTTTCTCATCCAGTATATCCTTTACAGACTTATGCCCGGCCATAGAATCCAGCGCAGCCTTGGTTCCTTCGAAGTCAGTAGCAGCCAGTTTCTCATAGATAGGCACCTGGTCAGCAGTGATCTTCTTATCACCTTCGGGGCCTGCTTTTGATACCAGGTCTTTGATCTTAGCGGTATTCGCCAGATTGATCTGCTCATCCAGTTTACCCTGCACGTCCGCTTTTAGCTTTTTTAGCTGAGTGCCCTGAGTAGTGGTCAGTGTGACCAGCTCATTGATTTTCTTAAAGGCTTCATCTGCCTTCGCATTGTCTGCCAGTCCCAGCAGGGGGAAAAGCTCATCGGCTTTTAATTCGATTAGTTTCATATCAGATTTAGTTTTGGTTGCCAGATTAAGCGATTGGAAATAGTCAGCAGAAAGTTGGATAGCCTTATCATCAGCATCATAGAGCTTCACAGCCAGGGCCTCAGGATTGCTCCCGATATCACAGATAGTAGTTTCCACCAGTTGGGATTTGGTCAGCCAGATCTCCCCGGCAGCATCCCTTTCCCATTCCAGCGGAAGCAGTCCCGCAGAGGCCATACGGATGGTTCCATTCTCGACCTTATTGTATATGGACACTGCAAACGTGTCAGTCATATCGAACGCCGGAACACCGTAGACCTCTCCGGACACTATCTCCACATCCAGAAAATTCCCCAGTGGCAGTATCTCTTCCCGGCTCTCCCCTTTTGGCCGCTGGTGCATCCAGAGCATTAGAGGATTGAGTGCATATGGCCCCACATCTATCCCGGATGTCCGCACCCGAAACCCTTTATTGTTAGGAGCCTCCGTAGATATCTTAAACCGCCTGCTACTTCTTTTTAATGTCATATCAATTGCTTTTCTACCGAATGGTTAGACACAAAGAAATAGCGATTATAGCAGGCTAAAAAATCGGCTTTCACCATGTTTACACGCACTGCCAGCTTAAGCATACACCTCCTGCCAGCTTACAAAAAAGCAATTTTCAGCTATCATATATAAGGCGCAATTTTGATTCATATGGCACAGAAAACCACCATCGCACAAAAGAAAGAACACGCTAAACTCCTCTACACCGTAGAAGGGATCACCGTGCAAAAAGAGCTGGCAGAGCGCACAGGAGTATCTGCCCAGTCTATCAATAAATGGGTCAATAGCGAAGACTGGGAGTCCCTCCGTACCAGTATCATGCTGACGAAGGAGGCAGAGCTGCGCAGGCTGTACAGGCGTTTTACTTTTCTCAATGACCTCATAGAGAAAAGGGAGATCGAAGAAAAGAAACCCGTATCCAACGCCGAAGCGGACGCCCTGGTCAAAATATCTACAGCCATCAAGAACCTGGAGACGGACGTGTCCGCAGCCGAAGCCATCGAAGTGCTAAAAAACTTTATCAACTCCATCAAGCCGCACTCTTTTGAGCTGGCCAGACAGATCACCAGCGAAGCAGATTATTACATCAAATCCCTTATAAAATGAGTTTGAAGCCAATAGACAAAAGGGCACTGTTTGACTGGGATGAGTTCGTAATCAATATGAACAGGGCATCCCCTGTAGATCTTAACGAGACCGCAGAGGAGCAACGCCAGCGAATAGAAAAACTGGAGGCAAATGATGAAGCATGGTTCAAGCATTACTTTGATGCCTTCTACACCTCAGATCCTGCCCCCTTCCATAAGCGAAGCACCCGCCGGGTGATGAATAATCCCGAATGGTACGAAGTCCGCCCCTGGTCTCGTGAGCTGTCCAAGTCTGGCCGTACCATGATGGAAGTACTAAAGCTCATCCTCACAGGGAAGAAAAAGAACGTAGTCCTTACGTCCAATAGCTTTGATAACGCCGTCCGACTGCTCAAACCTTACAAGACACTCCTGGAGAAAAACGACCGGATCAGACACGATTACGGAGAGCAGGAAGCTTATGGTGCATGGTCTGAGTCAGAATTCATCACCCGTAAGGGCGTAGCCTTCCGGGCCATAGGAGCCGGACAGTCTCCACGGGGTACCCGAAACGATGCCTCCAGACCGGACGTACTTTTGGTCGATGACTTTGATACTGATGAGGATTGTAGAAATCCCGACACCGTGGACAAGAAATGGGACTGGCTGGAGCGTGCCTTCTATGCCACCCGATCCATCAGCACACCGCTATTAGTCATCTTCTGTGGTAACATCATAGCCGAACACTGCTGCATCCTCAAAGCCATGGAGATGGCCGATGCCTCAGAGATCGTAAACATCCGGGACAAAAACGGTAAATCCACCTGGCCAAATAAAAACACGGAGGAGCTTATTGACCGTACACTTTCCAAGATCAGCTACGCCTCACAGCAGGGAGAGTATTTTAATAATCCCATCACACAGGGCAAAGTTTTTGATAAGCTCCACTATAAGAAGCTCCGCCCACTCAGGGAATACAAGTTTCTCGTAGCCTACACAGATCCATCCTATAAGGCTGGCAAAAAGAACGATTACAAAGCCACCGCCCTGGTAGGCAGATGGAAGGACGAATACCACATCCTCAGGATGTTTGCCGCACAGACCACCACAGCAGCCATGCTGGACTGGCAGTACGACATTATCAAGTGGGTAGCGGGTAGGGTGCCTGTGTACTTTATGATAGAGTGGCCTTCCATAGACGACACATTGAAGCAGGAGATAGACCTTGCCAATAAAAAGAACAATGTCACCCTTCCCCTCCGTGCAGACGAAAGAGCGAAACCTGACAAGTTCTTTAGGATAGAGTCTCTCCTGGAGCCACTTAACCGTAACGAGAAGCTCTGGTTCAACATTGACTACAAAGACAGTCAAATGATGAAGGACACAGAGTCACAGTTCAAGGCCCTCTCTGCCACCAGCCGGGCGCACGATGATGCACCCGATGCTGTAGAGGGAGCAGTATTCAATATCAACTCCCGCACCAGTGCTGACCTTTCTAAGGTGGAAAGCATCAGGCACATCCACCGAAACGCTAAACGATTTTAACCATGCTACTAAAGACAGACTTCAAAACCCACATCTATACCGAACTGATAGACGCCATCAGCCGGGCAGATGACACCATCATAGAGACAGCTATCAAAGTGGCGGAGAACCAGGCTAAGGGATACCTCAGCAGATTTGACATAGAGGAGCTGTTCACAGCCACAGGCACCGACCGGGATGATATGCTATTAATGTACCTAAAGGATCTGGCCTCCTGGCACTTTATCCTCCTGGGAAATCCCAGCATCCACATAGAGATAATTAAGGAGCGGTATAATGACGCCCTCAAAGAACTGGGTAAGATCCAGTCGGGTAAGGTAGTCCCGCACGGATGGCCGCCAGCCACCACGCCCGAAGGCGCAGACACTTACTTCCACACCATCTCCGCCACCAAAAGAGAAACCAGGTACTAACCTTTTAAAGCCTTTTAAAT